GCTGACTATCTGCTTCAATCGCATCGAATGCCTCCTTTGTTCTAGTGTTTGCTCTTTTCTCAATCATACCAGGTTTGGCACTAGCCAATTTAGACAGATTATGACGTCTGAATATATCCATATACTCATTCATTTCTGTTTCGTATGCTTGATTTCTAACTTGTAATCCTGTTAACTCTTGTGAAGTTTTTTGAAGATTATTTTGAATGGCCTCGATTGTGGCCTTTTGTTCTTGGTCTCTTAGGTCTTGTGCTATAATTACTTTGGATTGTTCTTCTAGTTTAGTCTTCATAGGTACTACAGAGAAATTATAATACATAAACCCTATAAGTCCCATAGCTCCTATAATTCCCATCAAAATTTTCGACATAATATTATTTCTCTATTTTTTTAGCTTCTCTGGCCAACCTCTTTGCTAACATTCTTTCTACGAATTTTCTACCTTCTTTGGTACGGCCGTCGTATTTACCTTCAGATTTTTTTCTTCTTTTAAGAAGTGCTTTTTTACCCATAGCGTTTGGAGCCATATCGACTCCACCACTTGCTACAGAATTAGCAGCAGCATCTTCCCATTGTTTAAAACTTTTATATTTCATCTTTTTATATCCATATTTGTTATATATACAAATTGTTTGGTATTTAAGTGTTTAACCTTGTATATATTTATATCAAATAATGTATCAGCTGGTTCTGTTACTTCTGTTACTATTACCTTTGTGTTTTTTCTAGCTATAAATTCAGCAGTATCTGGTGAAGCAATATCATTAACTAATGTATAAGTACCTTTATTTAGTTTATTATTGTTTTCAAACCAAGCACTTTCATTAATAATATCTAAATCAGTTTCTCCAGATTCTATTAATATACTTTTTAATCTTTCACTTGATATTCCAGTGTGTTCTTTAACAAGAAATAAAGCTGCAGCATAAGATGCTAGTCTGGTTTTACCAAATGGAACCTTAGCCATTAATTTTTTAACATTAAATACCAATCTATGAAATATTGTAAATGCCGATCTTTGGTCATTAGTTTCAATTGGTATTTCTGTTCTATAACCATTTTCATCAACAAGGCCTTGTTTAAAAGCCTCTGTCTTTTTAAATGGTGTTACTAAAAGTTTAAGAAATCTAATAGCATAAACCATATCTGCACCACGAGACAATAAACCTTCGTTTATTTCGTTTCGTTTATTTAATACAGTTCTCATATATTTCTTAACCTTTCCACTATGTTAGTGTCCACAGGTATTTCTACCTTATCGTTTTCTTTTATAAAATGTAAAAATACTAAAAAGGTTTTCAATGCTGGATAGTGTGCTTCGTTCACTTTGAACCAAACCATTCTATCAGCAGCTTCAATGCCAAACACATTGTATATTACAATCAGATGATTTAGGATTAATCTTTCCTGTAAATCACCTGATTGCTCATACCTTTTCAACAATCGTTTTAAGTATTTAAATCTACTTACATCCTCTATAAATTCTTCCACTGAAATACATTCAGGGTTATTATAATGGTTAGCAGCAAATAGCTTAAAGTTCCTACTAGTCAGTTTATCAAATAATTTCATCATATAGTTATTTATAAGAGCTTATTTGGTCTTATTTACGACCACCCCAGTTATCTGAGAAATCATTTTTAAAGTTACCGAATGATTTTAATTTACCTAGGTCTTTGACCATATCATCTAAGTTAATATCATCTTCAGATTTACCCTTTGGTAGATCTGGGTTCTTGCCTGGAAATCCTGGAAAGATATTTATTGCAAACTCGGAATCAAAATCTCCAACCTTAAAGCCATGTTCTTTCGCATGGTTTTTAGGCCCAACTAGAACTTCTTCTTCTTTGAATCTCATTCCTTGTTTCTTAAGATGTTTCTCTACTATTTTTAAACCAGTTTTTACATCTTTAAGAACTTCAGGAGAGTAATTATCTTCATGGCCAGACGTTTGGTTTAATTTAAACTTTCCAGAAAATCCAGTTAAATGCATTCCCTTTAAAGGAGCTTTAGGTAAACTCATGCTTTCATGAACAGATTCTAATTTACCTTTCATAAGGCCTGGGAACATGTCTTCAATGTCACCTTTATCTAATCCGTATACGTCTTTATCCATTAACATTTTAACAACTTGCTTACTATCACCAGTTACATCAGCAGTACCTTTTCTAGCGTCTACTTTAATTTTTACTTTAAATTTCTTTTCAGCATCTTTAGTTACTTTGCTATCGCCAATCCAGTCAACATCAACTGTAACCTTACCTTCTGATACGATTTCATCTTCTTCATCGTCAGCTTCATAATTCTTATCGATATAATCAAAGAATTCTTTTTTCTTATCGCCGTCGAGTTCAGCAGGTGATTTAACACCAAACTTTTTAAGTGCTTTATTAAAGAAATCTTGGTACTTTTTCTGCTTTGCAGATTTTTCTTCTTCTGACATTGTACCTTCGTTAGCTGCACGTAATGCATCATTAACTGCTTTTTCATCAGATAAACCTTTTTTCATAGCTTCGATTTTTCTAATAGCACCTGTCATATTACCACCCATTTTAGTAGCAATTTTTATAGCAGCTTTAACTTGAGATGGAGAAAAGCCTTCAGAAAGTTCTTTATCCATTTCAATAGCTTCTTCATGAAGTGCGTCAACATCTTCTTTTACTACTGAACCATCAGATTTTGCACCAGATTTCTTAACTACATGCTTAGCTTTAAAATCTTTTTCGCCTTTAGCTTTAGGTTCTTCAGGAGATTCGTTCTTCTCATGTGTATAACCCTTATCAGATAAAGCTTTATGCTCTTCTTCGTTTTTTGCAGTTTCTTCTTTGCCAGTTTCAGGATGATACATCGCATGTGGATACTTTAGTTCTTCCTTAACTGCAGGCTTTTTACCTTCTAATACGTTCTGGACTGCTGCTGCAACGCTTAGAGTTTCTTTATCTTGCAATTTCATATTTTCTCCTATTTTATTGCATTATTAACATTCCAGTAATAGTGGTTGCAGCTGCAGCCATTACTATCCAAAATATTTTATTAATTATATTAATTGTATTTGCATTGTTTATTACAATGTTTTCCACTTTGTCTATTCTATTTATAAGTAAAACAATCTGCTCTGATTGTTGTTTAGAAAATGATGTGAGGGTTTGAATTTTTTCTTCAGCTCGAGCAAGTGCTATAATTGCTTCAGACATTCTATCGATTTTTTCTTCTATTCTGTCGAGTCTTAAAGCAGCTTCAGCTCTTTGTTGCGATGCGGTATTGCTATTTGGCATGTTTTATAATCCTACAATGTAAGGTAGTTTTACCTTTTATTAGTCTATGACTTTCTCCTAATGGTATATAAAACACCATTCCCTTTTCTATTAACCATGGTAAGCAATTTTCGTATTGGAATTGCCATCCTTCACCATTTAATATTTCTACTTCTCTTAATTCTTTATCGGTGTGCCAAACATATTCTGCGTCCTCTCTATCTAAGGAGAATGATCTTTCAATAGTAGTACTGTTTAATACACTATCGATATATGGATTACCAAAAATAGTTTCCGCCACCTTTAAGTCCTAAGTCTTTTGCGTACTTTGGTAGTCTACATGACCAGTATCCTGGTGATAGTTTATCCGTTTTAGTATCGCAGTTATGACGAGATGCAAAGTTTCTTGCAGCATCTCTATCGTTTATTTTAGAGGTTAAACCTCCCTTTTCGTCACCAAAATTAATTTTCTTTACATTGCCGGTTTTTGGATTCTTAACATATACAACATATTTCTTTGGGCCTGAGCTTCTGCTTGGCTTATTAAGCGTTGGTTCAGGAGCTTCAATCATAGGTTGCTCTAATGGAACATTCCTACCTTCGTATAGTCCAAATCTTTCATCGATGTGCTCTAAAAATTTATGCATTAGCCAAATCTTTTTGCGAATGTTTTAAGGTCAAGAGTTTCAAAATCTCCAAACTCATTTCTGACTCTATATCCTAATTTATTACTACCATATACTACTGCTGTAGCACTATAGGTACCATTTTTATATTTTAATCCACTAATTTCAGAACCGTATATTGATAGTCCTTTCATTCTTGGGGGCTTAGCTTCGTCAACTGTCTCTACAGACTCTTTAAGATTATCAAAATCCTTTTTATCTTCAACGTTTTTCATTAACCAATCATCCAATTCGTCTGGATCATCAGTTTTAATTTCGCCAGCTCCAATTGCCCATCCCAGTAAAGCAGCTTCAGCTTTCCAGTCTAGCTCTTTACCTTTCTGATAAGCGTCAATCTCTTTTTTAAATTTCTGTTTTATTTGCTTTAAGTTCATACCACGCATAGCTAGACGCGTCTTTTCTCTTAATTCTATAAATTGCTTCATTTTACCATCCCCTTTACGTCTCTCTTAGATAGACCATATACATCTACTAACCATTTTTCTAAACCTCTTTTATCTTTACTCATGACAACTAATTCCATTTCTCTCTTATCCCAAGAGTCGATGTAAACTCCGTCATCTTCCCAGTCTACTTCGTGGTCTCTTGGATCACCCATATCAAAATCCAATGTAGCTTTGAATATTCTTTCTAAGATTGTTTGGCTTTCCCTTAATTCTTTAAAATTTTTCATTTTTATTTTCCCTTAATAGTTCTTATTATTTTACTTATAATCATTTTAATAGCAGTAAAGTATGCCCAACCATATCCGTAAAAAATATGGAATGTATGATTCTTTTCTATTTCTGATTTAGGACCAAATTTCTTAGTCCAATTATCCACCCATTCACCTTTATATCTTAAAACTGCGTGTGATACTTTCCATTTGCTTGGTCCAACACAGCATATACCAGCTTGGTGAGTTAATAACATCCACCACATTTTAATATGACTTTCACCACATAATCTGTAAAGAATGGATAGAGAATAATCTTCGCAGTCTCCTACAAATTTTCCTTCGCCATCGGGTGAATATATAATTTTCCATGCATCAGCCATGCCGTACTGTTCTTTATCTTTTCTGTATTTCCATTTAGAATTAAATGATGATACGATTTTGTTTCTTTCTTTATTTGTCATTTTTTTTGTCCATTTATCCACTTAACTGCTAATGAATTTTCTGGTGGTTTCTTAGCCCACTGTTGTATATTCTTATAAGCCTCTAAGGTGGATGTGTTAATATCTGCATCCGTTGAGTTATCTATTACTGTCATTCTATTACGAAAAAGCCCTTGGAATTTACCAATATTTTTCTGTACTGATTTCCACATTTTTTCTACTTGATCATCTGGTAATACTCTTTCTCTGCTATTATTTCTTATTAATGCAGTTTCTAAATCAGTATTAACAAATATCATATGTACAGCGTATCCTATAGATCTAAACTGATCAACATTAGCTTTTATTTTAGCGTAATCTTTACCAGTTCCATCTATAACTACTCCTAATCTTCCCTTTAATGCTAAAGTTAACTGTTTACCAGTAAGAGCTTTAGCTTTATCTCTTAATGCTTGGCCTTGAGCAGAAAATATAGATTCTGGCTCCATTGTAAGTCCAGCCTTTTTAAGAGCATTTTCATAATTAGTATCTGTGTTTATAAGTTTAAACCCTAATGACGCTAATGATGTTTTACCTACAACAAATGATTTTCCAGAACCTGGACCACCTGCTAGGAATACTGCTTTAAAAATAGAAGGATCATTAATACCTTCCATAATATTATAATGTTCTTTAAAACTATCCACCGAACTCATGGCCTGCAACTCTTTTCATTTGCTTATTAAATTCTGATTGTGATGGTTTAGTCTTATATAACTTAATAGATAAATGATCTTTTTCTTTACCTTTAATTCTCCATTCATAACCTTTTTCTTTGTGCTCAGGCTTAGTTGTTTTTACAACTCTTCTTTTATATCCTGCTTCCCAAGATTCGCTTTTCTTTTCTCTGAGTTCTTTAAATGTTTTCATTTTTTAAGATCGTACCTAAATGATTTATCTTTAGCTTGGCCTGATTTAGTAATACCATATCCAGCCATTTTTGCTAGTTGTTGTAACGCTGGCCAGTTTTTTTCACCTTGGTTTTTTCTTTTGGCTTTCATCATATCACTTTTTATTTTGTTAAACAGTGTATCAATCATATCCATATCAGACATCACTAATGGCGCTTCGTCAAGATTAGATTTTTCTTTAAAAGTTTTCATATTACCCTCTAACCTTGGCAGCCAAATCTTTATCAGCTTTACCCCAAGTTCCACTTGACTTTGTTACGAATGAATTAACTCTTGCTAATCCCCATTGAACTGCAGTTGTTCCAGGCCTATGTCCCGTTTTCCAAGCTGCAACTCCTCTATTAAATACTTGCTTTAATATACCTAATGGCATACCTGACTTATCAGCTTTATTTTTAAGTGCTTTGTCAGGTGCTGAAGCTTCACCGAACATATCTTTAAATTTCTTAGTATGTTGTGAAGGTTTTGTTTCTGCAGATTTATCACCTGGAGCTGGCTTACTAGATTTTTTCTTAAAATGAGCTGCCCTCTTTTGCTTGGTAGACTTAGCCATTTCATCGCCTTTAGCATCTTTAGCATAGTATGCTTTAGGTTGGCTTCCTTTACGGTCTCCAATATCTTTATCTTCAGCTTCGTTAAAAAACGCTTTAAAATCTTTCATTAGTGTATGTTAACCCCTAGTTTTTTTAGTCTTGCTACGACAATATCATTTGCATCCTTACCGACTTTTCCAGTTTCTGGATGTAAATCATCTAGTAATTCATCATCGTAAATGAACCCTGCAATAGTATCTAAATAGGCTTGTGATTTATCATCTCCTACTACTATATCTTTGCTTTTTCGCATGAACATTACAAGCTGTTGTGCTATTTTTTCGGCCTCATCTGGATTATCAGAAAATATACCAAATTCCATTGTTCCTTCCAATAACCTAGATCTTAATTGTTTAAAGTTCATCTTTAAAATCCCTAAATGTTAATTGTGTCATTCCGTTTTTCTTTTTCTTTTTCTTTGAAACTTTTTCGTTTGGAGTTATCTTTTGGTATTTTTGAGTAACTTTGTCTTCTCCAACTCCACCACAATTTTCAACTAATGCAATATCGTCAAGCCATACTCTTTTAGTTCCAGATTCAAGTTGAACTGTAACATAGTTAGAACCAAGCATTTTGATAACGCCCTGTTCATTTGTTTCTTTTACTATTACTGTATCTCCTACTTCAAATAAAGTTCCGTCAATATACTCTTCTCTGGTTTCTGATACTGGATCTAATTGAATATGTTGTCTAAAATTATTAGATTCTTTTAATCCCATAGCCTTTCGTAACATATTAAATAGGCCTTGTACATCCTTATAACTTGATGGAACACCTTTAGAGAATGAACTAAGATCGTTGTCCTTAGCTGCTTTTCTCATTTTAGAAGCTGACATTCCAGATACATCATCTGAATCTGGATCTCTTTGGCCTGCAGAAATAACTTTTAGGCCACCTTCAAATTGATAGAATCCATGTCTTGCATCAACGCCGTTATATTTATTTAATAGTATTTCAAATTCTTTAACTCGATCATCTCCTGCAACCATAGAAACTTTAGTGTAACCTTGATCATATAATGATACTGCTACGTCCATAGCTGTTCTTATTCCTTTATCTGCCATAACACTTCGTGCATGTTTAGGAAACATCTTTCTTAATATCTTAACTTTTGTTTTAAAATCGAACGGATTTTTATTTGCGTCTTGTGATTGTGATGCATAAATTCTATATGAACCCTTTGATACTTTCTTTAATTTATCAAATAATAATTCATGCCCTGTAGTTGGTGGATTAAACCTACCAAACACAAAGGTAATATCCTTTGTATCTTCTACTAAATAACTTTTAAACGACTTAATTTCCATCACTTCCCCATTTTATCTAATACTGATTGTTCAGCTTTTTGTTTTTTTAACTTATCTCTATCTGCTTGTTTAACAGCAGGAAATAGTTTTTTAGCAATCTTTTTTATTGCACCTTGTTTTTTGGCTACTTGTTTTTCAAGTGAAGCCCTTTGAGCAAATCCTAAATCAGCTTTAGTTTTGTTCTTTAGAATCTTTTTAATTATTAGGTTTTTGGCTTGTTTTTCAGCTCTTTTCTTAAGCTGTTCAGGGGATGCTAATTTCTTGGCTGCTTTCTTTTTACCAAGCATAATTTTAGCTTTGTTTTTTCGAGCTGAAGCTTTCATCTTATTACGAGTAGCAATAGACATAGCTTCATTCTTTGATGTGAACTCTTTAAAAGTTTCCATGTTTCCTCGGTAAGTATCCCATTAGCCTGGATTCTGCCAGCCTTTTATAATATTTGGGTCGAAGTTATTAGTTGAGAATTCTAATCTGTCAACTAACTTGACCGCGCCACCTTCCATACGATCTATTGCAACAAAACCTTCTGGGTTGGTTGCTTTAAATCCGGTTTTAGTCTTAAGGAACGTTCCTATATTGTTAAGACCATTTAGTTTATTTATAATAATTAATTTTGCATCCACCACATTATTCTGTAAATTAAACACTTTTTCTAAGTTTTTTTGATTAGATTTACTAAAAAACTTTAATAATTCATTTCTTTTAGCGATTTGAGTATCTTTACCCTTCTGAGATGATCTTTTATCAATTTCCTTTTGGTATCTATTATTAACCCATACTATTAATTCTGATACATGTCTTTTAGTATCTTTAATTCTTTCGTTAGCTCTTACCTTTGTGTTATTAAATGTATTAATCACAAGGTTTAATTCTTTATTAGATTCTATTTCTTTTAATGTAGAACCTGATATTTGTTTAAATGTTTTACCTGCTTGAGATAAATGTGAAGTTACTTGTTCAGTTTCCTTCGCCGTAAATGTTGCTGTACCTGACATATCAGGAAGTGTTGCATCGACCATCCAAACATTTTTAGATGGCTTTAATTTAGGTACTATTTCTTTTCCGAACTCAGCTGACATTGTTTCAAATGTAGCACCTGTATAAACTGTGTGCCATACTACTCCAACCTTTGCAGATGTAATATCTTTAGCAAGTTGACTACCAACTGGTACTGCATATACAATTGTATTTGGATGGAACGTTATGTGTTTTATACCACCAATGTTTTCTGTTTTTAAATCGCTTTTATCAAACATAAAATCACCTTGTATAACATTAGTTATTCCAAGATCTTTAAAAGTGTCATATGCTAATTTTAATTTTGTAGATAAATCGCCTGAAGTATCAGCATCAATATCAGCATGTGATTTATATACCTTAGGGTTTGCATTAAAGATACCTTTTTTAGCAACAAAAAATTCTCCATCGCCTGGATCAATACCAGCAAATACGGCGGGAGCACCGTCCCATTTAACAGTAACGTCTACAGCTGATTTGGCGTTACCGCTTAACATATCCCTTAGTGATCTTAGGGCAAGGATTGCTTGGCGTGCTCCCTTAACTCCACCGTCCAAAATAAGATCTTCAATATGTGTCATATGAGTGTTCTTACCTGCGGCTTCCGATAAGGTTTGTTTAAGTGTCTTCATTCTATTTTCCTAATTTAACGTATGTACTTGAATCTAGTGTTGAGGATCCAGCGTAATTCACAAATTGAGTTACAACTGCATTAGCCTTTTTTCCAGTATTAGTATCAATATAGTAACATACATATAATGAACCAAGTTTAGCAGATACCCAGAACCAATCCTTTTGATCTAATTCTGCGAAAAATTCTTTATCAGTAACATTTGGATAAAAGTGTTTAAACATTGTATAGAATATTTTAATAGATCTTTTATCTCCCTTTTTAATCTTTTGTGCTATTTTCTTAACGCCTTTAGCATGACCAGGTATTATTTTACCAGTTTCACGTTTTATAAACTCTTGAATAACACCCCACGATAATCCACCGCCTCTTGCTTTACTTCCTTTGATTTCAGCCTTTACTGCTTCACCATTAGCGTTATCCTTAAGGTTTAATGCACCTGTATCGTACTCAATAGTTGCACTCTTTGATGACCAAAAGCTTCCTCTGCCTGATTCTAAGGCGACCTTTTTTAGTTTATGGTTATCTGTGTCAGGTGGATACTCATTATTATATTCTTTTAATGGAGTAGGAAACTTTGTCATTGGCCCTTTAAGTGATATACCAACTAATCTTCTGTCATTAAAGTGTTTTAATATTGCTTTATTTAGAGCTCCAACTGATGATGTTGGTAGTTCTTTATCAATATTAAAATCTGTTGATAACGCCCACATATCGCCTGGGTTCCATTTATCGTCCTTTAAAGGTTTAAATCCATTGTTTTTATATGCTTGATTTTTAAGTGCATATATCTTAATCATCTTAGCATCGCCTCTATGGAACGTCATACTTTTATTAATATAACCTTCCTTAATCATCATTTTTGCAATATTATATGATGACGATACCCAAGCATCTGGTGATGAAAGTATAGTCTTTAAATCAACGTCTACTTTTACCTTTCTGTATGCTTCTTTAAGAATATCTTGAGTAAAAAATTCTTCAGCTTGTAACCCATGGTCAAGCATTGCTTGGCACATTACAGCTTGATGACATTCGTTTCTAGCAGTATCTTTAGTACCAGAACCTGCCCCAGATGCTCCTCCACCAAATACCTCTGACTTTTTAAGTTGAGATAGTGGAATCATTTTACCGCCAAAAACAAATGAAATGTTAGATGGTGCTTTTTCGAATGCATTTAATTTTTGGAGAGCGTCTTCAATGTCGGTTACAATTGCTGTACCGCCTTTTAATAATTGAATTGGATCACGATTTTTAATGAGTTTTTTAAGAATATCTATTCTAGCTTCACCAGTATTACTATTTGGTTTTTGTAACTCAGATTGACTTAAGGCAACGCCTTCTCTAACTTCGGTAAATCCATCTTTAAAACTATGTATGAACTTCTTCATAAAATCTCCTGTATAAAATACAATTCTATTTATAAGTTATTAGTCGCCAAAAAATGGATTTGGTTTAATTCTTCCCTTTTCGTCGTATGTAATAACACCAATTTCGTGAAGTTTATCAATCATTTTTTCAGAACCTTCACGTATTCCAATCTTATAAGAAGACCAACCTACACCAATGATTAAAATAAAGAATACGTATTCCATTATATTTCAACCTTAAAGCATACTGTTTCGTAATCTTTATTTAGCATATCAGTATAGAAGGCTAAAGCTTCTTCTTCAATAGCAAATACATATTCTGCTACTAAATTATTATGTTCATCTACTGCAATAACTTTCCAGCTCTTCCAACGTTCCATTATCCAGTCCTCATATATTTTTCTGCTGGTTTGAGCTCAATAAACTTTCTACGAGATTTTGAAAATTGCTTCATAGGTGATTTAAATTGAGTATATTTTTTAGTTCCAGTAGCTCTAAACCCAACACATTGGCCTTGTTCATTTAAAATGTAAGTATGATTAGGAACTTTATATCCTACGTCATCCCAATTAGTTATTTCTTTAAAGGCTCTTAACATTAGCAATAACTCTCTTCACGTCTATGAATATATACATCAAGTCTTTCAGCATGACGTATTGGAAGAGTAGAATCATAAGCTCTTGGATGCCTACCGTCAGCAATTGCTGCAGCTGTTCTTGGTCCTCTTGGCATAACATTAACACGATACTTTGGAGTTAAAGGTTTTGAAACATCATTCCAACCTGACTCATATCGATATTGATTTATTTTATCAGTTTGTCTAGCCATCTTATTAATAGTCTTAACAGCATTTCTTACTGTTTGAAGTTCAAGCATGTCTCCAGCTGATTTAACATGTGCTGTCATTACATAAGAATTAGTTCTACTCATATTATACTCCGTTTGTCATGTGGTCATAGCAGTCATCATTATTTTCTGATAATTTTTTACCGCATATGCAAGTTATAGATTCTTCCAGCGTTGGTGCACCTACCATAGATCTTATCTGATCTTCTGTAAGTACTTGCTTTCCGTCTACTACTGCTGTTTCAGCTAGTAGTTTAATTGTTTGTTCTAAATTCATTATAGAGCTCCTGTCCATCTGATTGTATAATCTTCGAAGAGGTTTCCTCTTGCGAAGTTAGTGGCCGGTGCTTTCCATGATTTAGCCATTAATATATCACCTTCTTTAAATCCTTTAGTAGGTTTAGCTACGATGAATGAATGGCATGAATTGCCAGCCATAACTTTAATATAGTTTCTTCCTACAGTGTAAGATAAGTTTTCACAAAAATCGTCAAACATTTGGTCTTTGATTTTGGTACACCCGTTAAGGCTTCTATCTTGCCATCTGTGGTAATCAGCTTTGATTCTGCTGAGGTATCCGCTTAGTTCGCTGACGTTCTGTTCGTGAAATTTGTTCTTCATAATTTGATTCCTTATCATTTAATATAGGTATATTATACCATGTCCAGACTCAATTGTACAGGGTTTTCTGCATTTATTTGCAAAATAATTAGCCTAAGTATCACTCCGAAGAGTTTCGGTATAAGAGAATGGTTTTAATTGAAGAAGATCCCCGCCCTTTGTCGGGGCGAGGTCCTCTGAGGGTTGCGAATATGATATAAGACTCACGTTCATGTTTATTTCTTTAAGATTCTTTCTTAACTAAAGTATATACACCCCATGCAAATCCAGCCCATGCTAGTAATTTAGCAACTCCGCCGAATAGGATTACTGATCCACAAACAACACATAGTGTAGTTCCGTCCCAAGTAGTTCTTTCCCCAAGTCTTGCACTTACGTAAGTTTTAATTGTATTTAACATATATTTTTCCTCTATATTTTAAACTCTGAAAAATCTTTGCCTTCAGATTCCCCGAATTTGTTTATTGGTTTATCAGGAACCATATCTGACATAATATCAGTTTGTGCTTCCTCCTCTACGTCATAAAGTTTCATACGAGATCTATCGACCCCAATAACAAAGCGTTTATACTTTGTTGGATCATTATAACGATTTTTCAATTGCTTAACGAGTATTTGTCCTAACTCTTCAAGCTCCTCTGTTGATATTAACGCAAACATTAAATCAGCCGTTGCTGGTAGACCGAATGATTCCGAAGTATCTTCTAATCCAACATCAGTATTACTGAAGCCAGATCTCGTGGTTTGAGTCGCACTCACGATTGGTACATTAAACTCTACTGCTAAACCTCTCAGCTCTTCAGCGATTGCTTTAATGTATGAATAAGTATTTATGTTTCCACCAAGGCCTTTCATACGAGAAGAGGCACAAATATTCAAATAATCAATATAGATTATATCGGGACGGAAGTTCTTTTTAAGCTTTAATTCGTTTAACAATGCTCTAAAATGGCCAACATGTGCTGCACCTGTAGGATATTCTTT